TCACATTAAAGAAGCTAAACTAATAGCAGACTTTTTATTATATCAAAAAAGAATTGCACAAATTAGTTCATGGTTAGATTCCGTAGCAGATGATGATAGAGTACATGGTTCAGTATTATCTACAGGAGCTATCACAGGTAGAATGGCACACAGAAACCCTAACATGGCTCAAGTTCCTAGCGTAAGTAGTCCTTATGGTAAGGAGTGTCGAGCCTGTTGGGTAGTAGACAAAGGAAATAAACTAGTAGGTATAGATGCTAGTGGTTTAGAATTAAGATTGTTAGCACACTATATGGCTGACGAGGAGTATATAAATGAAATTATCAACGGAGATATTCACACAACTAACCAAAGGTCTGCAGGACTTGAATCAAGAAATCAGAGTAAGACATTCATCTACGCACTTATTTACGGGGCAGGAGACTCAAAGCTTGGTTCAATCGTGCAAGGAAGTAGAAAGCAAGGTAAACAACTTAGAGAATCTTTTATCAATAATAACCCTGCATTTAAAACTCTTAGAGATAGAGTTGAACGAGCGTCTGCAAGAGGATACTTGAAAGGGTTAGACGGACGTAAGATATTTATTAGGCATAAGCACTCGGCTTTGAATACTTTGTTACAAGGAGCAGGTGCGATAGTTATGAAAAAAGCTTTAATTATTTTATCGGATATGTTAGAATTACAAACTATCCCTGCTAAAATAGTTGCTAACATTCATGACGAATGGCAGATAGAAGTACCTGAATCCCATGCAAATGGGGTAGGTGCATTAGCAGTTAGATGTATAGAACAAGCATCTAAGGAATATAACTTAAGATGTCCGTTAACGGGCGAATTTAATATAGGAGACAGTTGGTATGAAACCCACTAAAAAAGATAGAAAGAAATTTGATTTAGATTTACAGTATGGTACTGTTAGAGAAGAAAAGATAGCAGACATGCTCACTAATAAAAAGATAGAAGTCAAATCAGAAAGAGATATTTGGCAGAAGTCAGGTAACATTTGCATTGAGTACGAGTCTTGGGGTAAACCTTCAGGCATCAGAGCAACTGAGTCTGATTACTGGTTTCACAACCTGTGTATAGGTAAAGAAGAGTACTGCACTCTTGTTTTCCATACAGATACTCTCAGAAAGATAGTCGATAAACTAGATACTTTTAAAACTGTATCGGGTGGAGATAACAATGCGAGTCGTATGTTCTTAGTGAACTTACAAAAACTATTCTCGTCAGATGTTATCAAAGCTTTTAAAGAAATTAAAGATGAAAAAGAAACAGACAAAAAAGAAGTTGCCTAAACTAGATACTCTTGTAGAAGATATCTATAAAACTATAGGAGTTTTATCGGAAGATAAAGCTATTAAAATATCAGACGAAGACTATGAAAAGTTTGGTCAGGAAATGTCTGATGCTTTAAGAGGGTGGGCAACCCCACAACCTAGACCTAAAAGCGGTTTAAGAATGTCTAATATTGGTAGACCTCTACGTAGACTATGGTATGATTTAAACTTATCAGAGGAACATCAAGAGAAGATAGATGCCCCTACATTCATTAAGTTTTTGTATGGACATTTACTTGAGGTTTTACTTTTATTCTTTGTTCGTCTTTCAGGGCACGTTGTATCCGGAGAACAAAAAGAAGTATCAGTTAAAGGCATTAAAGGACATATGGATTCTATTATAGACGGAGAAGTTATTGATGTTAAGACTGCATCAGGGTTTGCGTTTAAGAAGTTTAAAGAAGGTACGCTTGCACAGAATGATAGCTTCGGATATCTTTCACAGTTAGCAGGGTATGAAGAAGCAGAGCAGACTTCTAATGGTGGTTTCTTAGTTATGAATAAAGAAACAGGAGAATTAACTACCTTTATTCCTGACGATTTAGAGAAGCCAAACATTGTTCACAAAATAAAAGAGGTTAAAAAGGCTATTGCTCTTGACAACCCTCCTGACAGATGCTATAATGTTATAGCGGAGGGTGTTTCAGGTAACATGAAATTACCAATGGGATGCAACTATTGCCCTCATAAATTTACATGTTATTCAGATGTTAATGAAGGTAAAGGGTTACGAACATTCGCATATGCAAAAGGTAATGTATATTTAACTAAGGTAGAGAAGCTACCAAACGTAAAGGAAATAATATGAATGGTAGACAAGCTAAGAAATTACGAAGAAAAGCTAAAAGCTTAACAGTTGAATGGCTTCAGTCTTTATTACCTGAATATGAAGCGTCTAAAATAAACTTACAAAACTTTGAAGCCTACATGCCTGACCAAAAGCATGTATATGCTAATCAAAGAATAATGCTATCTTCATTCTCTCAGAAGTGGTTTAATCAAAAATTAAAAAAGGAATTTTATGAAAAGAGGTTATCGAAAGCCACGAAAAATTAGACCTACTGAAAAGAATCTTCCTAAAGGATATGATTCAGGGTGGGAATATACACTACACCAAGATGTTTTATCAAAGTGGTCACATCATTCTGATAAGATTCCTTATGTTATAGAGCATAAGTATGAACCTGACTTTACAAAAACTATTAATGGTATAGAATATCTATTAGAAGCTAAAGGTAGGTTTTGGGATTACAACGAATATAATAAGTACGTTTGGGTACGTAAGTCTCTTAAGCCTAAACAAGAGTTAGTCTTTTTGTTTTCTAGTCCTAGTTCTCCTATGCCACAAGCTAAGAGAAGAAAAGACGGAAGTAAAAGAAGCCATGCAGAGTGGGCAGAAAAAAATAAATTTAGGTGGTACTCTGAACACACACTACCTAAAGAATGGACAGAATAATATGGAATATAAATTTGATGAAAACCTAAACCTTCGAGGAGTTAAACAGTATATAGATGATACCTATACACAACACTACGCTAATTCTAAATATCAAGCAACTGATATGATTATAGATGCAGGACATGGAGAAGGTTTTTGTATAGGAAATATAATGAAGTATGCCATGAGATATGGAAAGAAGAATGGTAAGTCTGACGCAGACCTACTTAAGATTATACACTATGCATTGATTGCATTATATTTAAATGATAAGGAGAACGGCTAATGGTCGAAGACAAGGTAGGTCAAAAGGAATACTTAGGTATTAAAATAGATTATAATAACGAAAACAAATTAAATAAATTCAGTTTAGATACTTTAAAGGACAGGTATCTTTACGAAGCATCAGGAGAAACACATGCACAAGAAGCCTTCGCAAGAGCAGCAATCTACGGAGCAACCTTTAAAGGAATTACGGATTTTGAGTTGGCTCAAAGACTTTATACGTACAGTTCCTCTCTTTGGTTCATGTTTAGCACTCCTATTCTTAGCAATGGGGGAACTAATCGGGGTCTACCTATTAGCTGCTTTCTCAATTACGTACCTGATAGCCGTGACGGGTTATCTTCTCATTATGATGAAAACATATGGCTCGCTAGTTCAGGTGGAGGTATTGGTGGATATTGGGGAGATGTTAGAAGTAATGGGATTGCTACTGCTAACAATAGTCGTTCTACTGGTTCAATTCCATTCATGAAAGTAGTTGACTCTCAGATGTTAGCATTTAATCAGGGAGTTACAAGACGCGGAAGCTATGCTTCTTACATGAATATTGACCACCCTGAAATAGAAGAGTTCATAAACATAAGAAAAGAATCAGGTGGAGATATAAATAGGAAGTGCCTTAACATTCACAACGGAGTTAATATAACCAATGAATTTTTACAAGCCGTACAAGAAGATGCAGACTGGAGACTCATAGACCCTAAGACAGGTGAAGCAGTTAAGACTGTTAATGCTAGGGATTTATGGTGGCAAATAATCCACGCTAGAGCAGAGACAGGTGAGCCTTACATGGTTAATATAGATACTTGTAATGATGCTTTACCAAAAGGTCAAAAAGATTTAGGTTTAGATATTAAGCAAAGTAATTTATGTTCTGAAATAACCTTACCAACAAATGAAGAAAGAACAGCAGTCTGTTGTTTGTCTTCAGTAAACCTAGAACACTTTGATAAATGGTCCAAAGATGAAAACTTTATATCAGATTTAATTACTATGTTGGATAATGTTATTCAACATTTCATAGACAACGCAATTGATACAACAGAATTAGGAGATTACAATGCAAATTTTAAAAGGTTTAAAAGTCATATACGAGAAGGTAAAGAGGGCTTCACAAAATCTAGCTTCTCTGCTTATAGAGAAAGGTCACTTGGCTTGGGGGCAATGGGCTTCCATGCCTATCTTCAAAAAAATAACATTCCATTTGAGGGAATCTTTGCTACAGGATTTAACAACAAAGCTTTTAACCACATTAAAACTAAGTCCGTGGCTGCGAGTAAAGTTCTTGCGGAGAATCGTGGTGAAGCTCCTGATATTAGTGGTTCAGGTATGCGTAACGCTCACCTTTTGGCTATTGCTCCTAATGCCAGTAGCAGTATTATATGCGGTGGCACTTCCCCTAGTATTGAACCAAATCGTGCGAACATTTTTACACACAAAACTCTCTCAGGTTCGTACCAAGTTAAAAATAAATACTTAGATAAGATTATTTCTAAGAAGAAAGGAAGTAAAGTAAAAATTTGGAAAGAGATAACTGCTAAGAAAGGTTCTATACAAGACATGGATATCTTTACAGATAAAGAAAAAGAAGTATTTAAAACGGCAGACGAGATAAATCAAATATGGATAGTTGAACACGCTCATATGAGACAACAGTATATTTGCCAAAGTCAAAGTGTTAATTTATTTTTTACATTACCTAAGACTACAGACAGTCAAAAAATACATGACGATTATATGCAGTATGTCAACGATGTACATTGGTATGCTATGCACAAACTAAAGTCATTATATTACTTTAGGTCTGAGTCTGCTAGAGACGCAGAGAATGTTAACATTAAGATACCTCGTATTAAATTAGACGAGGTAGATTGTATAGCTTGTGAGGGATAAAGATGTCAAATAATTTTAGAAGTTTTTGCACCCGTATGTGGTTAGACCATTGTGACGAGAACTCAGCTTTTGGTGCAGTAAAATTAACTGAAGAAGAATATAGAAAAACATATAACACTTGGCTACTTGAAAAGTATGCTGAACAATTGGAGGAAAATAATGAGTCTACTTAGTACAAGAGATTACTACAAACCTTTTGAGTACCCGTGGATGTACGATTACTTTAAATTACAAAATCAAATGCATTGGATGACTGAATCTGTGCCTTTACATACAGACGTAAAAGACTGGCAAGAAATTTCAACTGAAGAAAAAAACTTATTAACTCAAATATTTAGACTGTTTACGCAGTCAGATGTAGATGTAGCTTCGGGGTATATAGATAAGTATATGCCTATATTTAGAAAGCCTGAAGCTAGAATGATGATGGGTTCTTTTGTAAATATGGAAGGCATACACCAAGATGCATATAGTATCCTACTTGATACAGTAGGTATGCCTGAAATAGAATACAAAGCTTTCTCAGAGTACGAAGAAATGGCAGCTAAACATGATTATATATCAACCTTTAAGCCGCGTAAAAAAGATAAAAAAACTATTGCTAAAACTTTAGCAGTTTACTCGGCATTTACAGAAGGCTTACAACTCTTTAGTAGTTTTGCTATCTTGCTAAACTTCCCTCGCTTTGGTAAAATGAAAGGCATGGGGCAGATAGTTACTTATTCTATACGAGACGAGTCAATGCATGTTGAAGCCATGACTAAACTATTCAGAGAATTTATACAAGAGAATCTTGATATCTGGACAGATGATTTTAAGAAAGAACTTTATGAAATCTGTAGAGAAATGGTTACACTTGAAGATAAGTTTCTTGATTTAGTATTTGAAATGGGAGACTTACAAGGTCTTACAAAGAAAGACATGTATGCATACAACAGATATATAGCTGATAGAAGATTACTTCAGCTAGGATTAAAAACAAACTACGACCAACGAGAGAATCCTTTAGGTTGGATTGATGAAGTTATGGGTGTTGAACATCAAAACTTTTTTGAAGGTCGAGCAACTTCTTACATGAAAGCAGGACTTCGTGGGAAACAAGATGTTGTAAACTTTACGGAGATAAATAATGAAGGCATCGGAAGCTAACCTTATTAGTTGGAAGTTAGTTATTGATTCTGATAACAAATTAGTTACAGAAATATCTAGCTTCCCTGAAGAAGAAATACATAGGTTTCAAAAAGATGATAGACTTGTTATACTTAAAGCAATACAAGAAGCTAAACTAGCTTTAGAACCTCTACATAAAAAGATAGAAGTTCAGTTGGACGCTACCTTTTAAAGTATTGTATTGATATTTAAAGGAACAGATTTACCTTTCACAGGTATAGGTTTGAGTACTTCAAAAGTATTTGAACATTTAGAAATAGTATCTTTAGTAATCAAGAGGTTATGTCCTGCTTCTTTACAAGCAGACTCAGTTCTTGCTGCTGTATTTACAGCATCTCCTATAGCCGTATAATCAAATCTATCTTCACTTCCCATATTCCCAATTACTGCTTCACCACTATGGATACCTATACCAATTTCTATAGGAGGAAGTCCTTCCTTTTCTAAATCATCATTAAGAAATAACATACCTTCTTGCATACTTAATGCACAGTCTACTGCTTTCTGTTCATGATTATCTAAATCTAAAGGAGCATTAAATATAGCCATCATTGCGTCCCCAATGTATTTGTCTACCATTCCGCCATGTTTCTGCACAGCTTTCTGTTGAACAGTTAAAGCTTTGTTCATTATTAGAGCGACATCTTCAGGCTCTAAGTTTTCTGACATGGCTGTGAAACCTCTGACATCTGTAAACAAAAAGGTACAGTACCTCTTTTCACCACCTAACTTTAAAAGCTCTGGATTGCTTTGTAATCTTTTAACTTGTGCAGGGTCTAGATAATGTTCAAACTGTTTTTTAATCTGCTGTCTTAATTTAAACTGTTCTCTAAACCTTAAGTAGAAAGCTACTGAACCTGTAATGAACTGTGATATTAATGTCCATGTAACATTTATTAATAACCCTTGTTGAATTGTATAGAAGCCAAAATAAGCCGTTGTAAGCATCAAAGTTATAAATAGAGTAATGCCAAGGGTTATACCAAAAACGTGCAGCAGAAGCCACGTAAAGAGTACTGAGAGGGCAAATATACCTACTTCTACTGCTAATGCGTAGTCAGGAACATAAGGACTGTTTTCTATAAGAATAGACTCTGCTAATGCAGCTTGAATCTTATGTGGCTCTAAGAGTTTACCATTAGGTACGCTTAGTTGTGGCATTATTCCTTTAGCTGTGAAGCCAACAAACACAAACTTACCTTCTACATTCATTTCCTTTAAGTCTGTTTGGGGTGTATCAACCCAACTTATCCACTTACGACCTAGTGCATCTGTTTTAACAGGCGGTAATCCTTTAACCCTTACTTCTTCTATACCTACTTCATTGGTTTTTATAACGTAGGTATCAGCACCCGTTAAAACTTTTAATACTTCTATTCCATATGAAGCTACCCAACCATCAGGAGTTCTTAATAATAGCGGTAATCTTCTTACAAGTGAATCTACTTCTGTTCTAGCTACTGCTATACCCTGACTCGCATTTTGTTTTAATATATAAATATTCTGAATAACACCTTGTGCATCTATACCACCTTTGTCATCACCCATAATGACTGTTCCAGTAGTGGGTGGATAGTCTCCATTATCATTCTCAAACATAGATAAGACACTAGGTGCATAAGATAACGCTTCAGAGAACTCTGCGTCTCCACCAAATCGGTCAGGCTGTGGAAAGGCTATTACCCAACCCACACCTATCGCTCCTCTATTTAAAATCTCTATCTGTATTTCAGCAAGTCGTTGTCTACTTAGAGGATAACCGCCTTCTCTAGTTATATCATCTTCTGTGATATTAAGTATAGTAAAATATCCGGAA